CACATTGATCAAATTGAACATGGCCTTGGGCGCAAACTGCAAGGATATCAAGGCACAGCGTGGTGGGTAGACGAACCAGGATTCACTTGTGCCATGCACACTGATGGCGAAATGCCGGGATCCATGCAACTGACTTGGATTGGTGCTGACGCACAGTTGGGCACTTCGTTTTACCACTACAAAAATCCTGACTCATTGCGATATCAATTTACCATGCAACCCAACAGTGGTTATATAATGATCAACACACCAGATAGTCAAGGTGTGAGACATTTACAATGGCATGCCATGCTAACGCCAGTTCCTGCTGACTCTTTTAGACTGTGCAGTTACAGTTGGCTTTCAGAAAAATTATGATTACACAAAGTCCTACATTTTGTTCAGCACCTTGGACCAGTTTGAATATTGATCAAACTGGTCGTGTGTTCCCCTGCATGCACTCAGGTTATGAACTGGGCAACATCAAAGAAATACCCATACAACAGGTGTTGTTGAATGCACCTGCTAGAGAACTTAAAAATGCCATGGCACAAGGCGAGTGGCATGCAGCATGCACTTGGTGCAAGCAACTTGAAGAAACCACAGGCTCCAGTGGTAGAACAGTGCGACATGCAGATCCAGACACATTGTCAGCTATTGATCAAGACATTGAATTTTTTAAATTAGAACATCTTGTGGTTAACTGGAGTAATCTGTGCAATCTTACCTGTGTGTATTGCAATCCTGAAACTTCCACGGCTTGGCAAAGTGTCAAACGCATACCAATCAATCATGTTAAAAATGAACATGAAGACCTTATCGAATTGGCACAAGCACAAGGACAAAACATTCAAGGTCTTGTGTTGGGCGGCGGTGAACCATTGTTGCAAAAAGGGCTTGACAGGTTTCTAAAATTTATAAATCCAAACAAAGTACGAGTAATGGTTACTACCAATCTCAGCATGGATATCACTACCAACACAATCTATCAAACACTTAAAACTTGGCCTAGCGTGGACTGGATGATCAGCTTTGACAATGCCAATGCTGAAAAATTTGAATATGTGCGGGATCGAGCCAATTGGCAACAGTTTGAAAAAAACATTGCTGTGATGAAACAAGATCAACAAAAAGTCATAGCGCATCCGGCCTATTCAATTTATTGTGCATTAGACCTTGTGGAATACTATGAATATTGTGAACGTCACAATCTTGATTTGTTTTGGTGTGAACTGTCTCATCCTTGGGAGTTAGACATTCGACGATACCCTGAGGCGTTAAGACAACTGGCCATACAAGAAATAGATAAAGTTGTACAACGCTGGCAAGATCACAAGGGTCGTGCAGTAGACACACTCAAACGATATCGCATGACTTTGCAAGACAACAGTTATTTGATATCTCCTGATTACAACTTTGACATTTTGGAATTTCATAAAAACATTGAGCAACAGCTTAAAAAATCAACAAGTTTTGCTGCTCTTTGGCCTACCATTGCTAATTCATTATGATAACACATCAAAAACCATATCATCCTGGCATTCACATAGCAGACCAATGTTTGGATTGGATGCCAACTGACACCAAAGAACATTTTGACAACTTGATGCAAAATTCTGCACATCGAGAATATTTTCAAAACATGGGTTGGGACAAGCCAGGTGCTATCACTTACAATCTAAACAGCGAAGGATTCAGATGCGATGAGTTTGATGACTTGCCGTGTGTTGTGGCACTGGGTTGCAGTTATACCATGGGCATTGGGTTGCCAGTAGAATGCTTGTGGCCCAGCCTAGTAGGACAAGCATTGAATTTAAAAGTGTTTAATTTGGCTTGGGGCGGCTATTCAGCTGACAGTTGTTTTAGATTGGCTAGATATTGGCTACCAAAACTCAATGCCAAAGTGGTTTGCATGCTTGCACCACCGCAAGCTAGAATTGAATTAGTTCTTGCAGAAAAATGCCAAGACAGTGATATATTTAAAGCAGATACTTTTATGCCACAGAGCCAGAGCAAGTATTTCAACCCTGCAGATGTGTATCTCAACACATGGTTCATGCAAGAAGAAAATCACTTGATCAACAAAGAAAAAAACATTTTTGCTGTGCAGCAAATGTCTACCAATGCAGGTGCTAAATTTTGTTCTGTAGACACTGACACTACAATGACAAGATCGAGAGAAGACATAGGATATGCAAGAGATCACATGCACGGTGGTCCAAAGATACATCGTGAAATAGCCAGTACCATGTTGTTACAATATGAGCAAAATCAAACTAATATATCACCCCAATGAGTTTGTGAACTTTACTCACGGGTGTGTTCGCCCGCAGGTTGATCCATACTTTGACCTGGTGCCTTACTCTGATGATGTATTCTATTCACCTGCAGATTGTGTGGTGCTGACCAATCATGTTAGTGTGCTGGAAAAAACTCCACAATGGTGGCAGCCGTTTGTCAACAGCGGATTTAAAATGATTGTGGACCATCTTTGGGACAGTGATGTAGACACGCCCAGTATAGCCAAAGATGGAAGATTAACACTGAGAAATGGCAATTGGCTGTGGTACAGAGAAAGTTTGTACTACACTGCTGTGGCATACAACGAGTACCGCCCTAACAGACGCTATCGACACAGTTTTTTCATGCCAATGAACAAAGAACGAGAACACAAAGACCTCACTTTGAAAACACTGTCTCCTGTGCTTGATCAAGCTCTGTGGAGTTATGTAGCACGTGGACACCTGTTGCCAGGCGATTGCGATCACAACAATCCCAACAATCCAGTTTACTGGTTGTACTACATGAATCCAGACTGGTACGACTCCACTTGCTTTAGTGTGGTGGTAGAAAGCTACATGCGCACCAACGCCTGGACCAACAGCCCATGCTTGCCTTGCTACAAAACAGAAGTGAGCGAAAAAATATTCAAACCCATGGCCTACTATCATCCTTTTATTGTGTTTGGATCTTATGAAACATTAAAGTACTTGCATCGCGAAGGATTTGAAACATTTGGTAATCTCTGGGACGAAAGCTATGACAACATTGCTAATGACGAGCAACGGCATACTCAAGTTACACAAGTTGTTGTTGACGCTGTACGTGAGTATTGGCCGCATCAATTTGCAATTGACTCATTGACTGAACAAAAATTGCAACACAATCGCAATAGATTTTTTAACCAACAGTTGGTGCAACAACGATTTGCAAATGAAATCATAAGAGACATTGAAAATTTTGTAAACTCATGAAACGTGTGTACATTTGCGGTGATAGTTTTTGTGTGCCAGATCCAGAATACGGACCTTGCTGGGTAGACCTATTGGGCGTAGAATTTCAGACGGTAAATCAAGCGACAGTCAGTGCTACCAATCTCATGATAGCCATGCAAGTAGATGGTGCCATTGAGGATCAAGCTGACTTTGTGATTGTGCAAGGAACCAGTTGCACTCGCAGCCAAACACGATATCAAGACCAAATAGTTCCTTACAGTTTTCTCACAGCCAGCACAGCAACCACGCCATTTGATCAACGCAAGTTAGAATTGATCAAACACTATTACACAGAATTTTTTGATCTTGATCTTGCCATATACCAAAATCAATGCGTCATTGAAAACACTCTCCAAAAATTAGTTGATAGCAAAATACCTTTTTTGTTTGACCAAGGCGGCTTTGAACATCCAAAGTTTGGCGGTACCAAACAGTATTTTAGCAAGTTTGATCAGTATCGCAGCCAAGTGAATCTCTGGGACCATGGCAATACCGCACTGTACAGACCCTACTATCACATAACTGACACTGCCATACATCAACAAGTGGCTAACTACTATATCAAGGAAATACAATGAAAAAAGTTTTAGTTTGTGGTGCTGGGGGATTTATTGGCACACACCTGGTAAAAAGTTTACGAGCACAAGGTCACTATGTGATTGGTGCTGATCTAAAACATCCAGAATTTGGGCCGCATGAATGCCACGAATTTTATCAGTACGATTTAAGAAACCAACGGCGAGTGACCAGTTTGATCACAAACGAAATAGATGAAATTTATCAACTGGCAGCAGACATGGGAGGCGCAGGATACATTTTTTCTGGGGTCAACGACGCAGAAATTTTGCACAACAGTGCGCTGATCAATCTCAACATTCTACATGAGATGACTTTTAAACGTTGCAAAAAGATTTTCTACAGTTCCAGTGCCTGTATCTATCCTGCGCACAATCAAGTTGATCCTGACAATCCCAACTGTGAAGAGTCCAGTGCTTATCCGGCCAACCCAGACAGTGAATATGGATGGGAAAAACTGTTCAGCGAACATCTTTACTCCAGCTTTGCTCGCAATCATGGATTTGATGTTAGAATAGCTAGACTGCATAATGTGTTTGGTCCTGACAGCGCCTGGCAAGGTGGCAAAGAAAAAGCACCAGCGGCATTGTGTCGCAAAGTTGCTGAAAGTGAAAATGGTATTGTTGAAGTATGGGGACCAGGCACGCAAACTCGCAGTTTTTTATGGATTGAAGAATGCATTGAAGGCATACACCGACTGATGGACAGCAGTCATACTCAACCTGTAAACATTGGCAGTGATCGAATGATATCAATCAACGACCTAGTAAACTTGATAGCCAATGTAGTCAACAAACCAGTTGCAATACAAAACATACCTGGACCACTGGGAGTAATGGGGCGCAACAGTGACAACACCTTGATTGAGTCGGTGCTGGGGTGGAAACCACAAGATCGTTTGGAGCATGGCATAACCCAATTGTATCTATGGATACAACAACAACGCAATAAGTAATTGTATGATTGGAATGAAATCAAATAATCTAGAAACAGTGCTGGTCAAAGCACCGCACAGAGTTGAAACATACACTGAACAAGAACTCACGGAGTTTGCGCTGTGTGCTGATCCCGTCACAGGCCCGCTGTATTTCATGGATAACTTTTTCTTTATCCAGCATCCCACACGCGGCAAGATGTTGTATCATCCTTTTGACTATCAAAAGCGACTGATCCATACCTATCACAACTATAGATATTCAATATCCTTGATGCCTCGACAAACAGGCAAGTCCACATCAGCTGCTGGATACCTGCTGTGGTATGCAATGTTTGTGCCAGATTCCACAATTCTTATTGCCGCACACAAATACACAGGCGCACAAGAGATCATGCAACGCATAAGATATGCTTATGAGTTGTGCCCCAATCACATACGAGCAGGTGCTACCTCTTACAACAAAGGGTCAGTGGAGTTTGAAAACGGATCGCGTATTGTGAGTCAAACCACAACAGAAACAACCGGACGGGGTATGTCAATATCCTTGCTGTACGCTGACGAATTTGCGTTTGTGCGACCCACAATTGCCAAAGAGTTTTGGACTTCAATTTCACCTACCTTGGCCACTGGTGGTAAAGCAATTATCACAAGCACTCCCAACTCAGACGAGGACCAGTTTGCGTTCTTGTGGAAAGGTGCTAATAAGACAGAAGATGAACACGGCAATACCACAGAACTAGGCATCAACGGATTCCGTGCCTTTCGCAGTTTCTGGCGCGAGCACCCTGATCGTGGAGATCAATGGGGTGCAGAACAACTGGCTCAGCTGGGCGAAGAACGTTTTCGCAGAGAAATGGATTGCGAATTTGTTATCAATGACGAAACACTAATAGCACCTATCAAGCTGATGGATCTTGAAGGAACAGAGCCCATGCACAGAACTGGACAGGTACGCTGGTACAAGACTCCCACTAAAGATGGCATGTATGTGGTAGCACTGGATCCCAGCTTGGGCACAGGTGGCGATCCTGCTGCCATACAAGTATTTGATGCTAGAACTACAGATCAGATTGCTGAATGGCGCCACAACAAAACTGACATTCCCACACAAATTAGAATTCTTGCAGATATTATAAAAGAACTGCATGGGGTAGTGAAAGACGAAAAAAGCATTTACTATTCAGTAGAAAACAACACCATTGGTGAAGCGGCCTTGATCAGTATTGCTGAATACGGTGAAGAAAATATTCCAGGATATTTTTTAAGCGACAATTCAGTAACAGGCACAACGGGTCGACGATTCCGCAAGGGCTTTAACACCACAAACAAAAGCAAAATAACAGCCTGCAACAAGTTCAAAATTCTAGTGGAATCTGGGCGTATGAAAATTAACTCAAGGCCCTTGGTTTCAGAACTCAAAACGTTTGTGGCCATGGGCACCAGCTATGCTGCCAAACCCGGCGAAACAGACGATTTGGTCATGGCCAGTTTGCTGGTTGTACGCATGCTGTTAATGCTACAAACTTACCACTCAGACTTGGATTCGCACCTTAAAGACCACGGAGACATGATTGTTGAGCCGTTTCCATTCATATCAATGATGCGCTAAATACACTACTATGGCACAAGAAATCCAAATTGGCAATGATCTGTATGATCTGTTAAACACTCGTAATTTTGATGTGGATATCACTGACGAGCGTGGGCAAGCAGCTGATCCTGCTGACGGCAAAGTTTTTAAGTTTGATTGGGTATCATCTAACGGCAACAACTATGGCACCGCAGTGATTGTGGCCGGCGATGAAAACGAGCTCATGCTGTTTTACGGTGACAATCTTGGCAAGGGCATGGCGCCTGAAGACAAAGATGAGTGGTTTGGATTCATGAAAGAACTCAAAGATTTTAGTACTCGTCACAACTTCAATACTTTTAGCCCAAAGAATATCAATGCTCTCAAACACACAATGACTGGCATGGCTGCCATCAAAGAAGGTTTGTTTGAAGGCTACTATGGCACACGCAAAATCAGCTACATGGGCGAGCAAACTGATGCAAGATTGGTAATCAAACACAACCGCATGATTGGCGAAAACGACAAACGCTATCGCTATGTAGAAAGTTTGTTTATTGAAACTGTGGATGGTGAACGTTTTAAATTGCCATTTGTCAAATTGGTCGGCGGCCGAGCCATGCTGGAACATGTGCGCCAAGGTGGCAGACCCTACGATATCCGTGGACAACACATCACAGAAACTGTTGGTGAGATGGCAGTGCTGTCAAGATTCCGCAGAGCACAGCAAGGCCGCATGTTTGAAGGTGTTACACAGCAACTGGTTGAAAGCGCCAATGTATATTACGAAGCCCTGCAAAGCAATTTAAAAATTGAACAAACATTGGACACAAGAATTGAACAGGCCTTGCCTACCTTGGCCAAAATACAACAACGAGGAAACGCTATGAAAGAAGCACAAATTTTTGAAAACTGGGTAAACGGTATCATGGAAGGCACATGGGCCTTGCCAGACAATCCAGAAGCACAGGAAAAACTCAATCAACTCATGACCGGAGAGCTGATTGTTGGTCCAGACGCCACCAACGCTACAGAACTACTGTACGATGTCATAGGTGACGATCAATTGTTTGATATCCTTGGCAACTTGGCTGACCGTGATCCTCGTGCCAACATTTGGGATGACTCAGATGTGCAAGCTAGATTGGCTGAACTAGGGATCCAAACACCACAGAGTTCTGAAGCTGAACCTGCTGATGTTGCACAAGACACCGCACCTGAACAAGGTATGGCTGAGGCTGCTAAATGGCGTGACCCTAAATACAAGGATCGCTTGTACACTCAAGAACCAGGTGACAGTGACGAATATGATGATATTGGGTACGGCTACGATTTTCCTGAACGACCAGAAAACGATCCTGGACAAAAACGTAGAATGGGCGGCGTAGGTAGTGCTTATGATCGTACTGATCCGTTAGTGAAGGGAGCTGGCATTGGCCGTTCAGGCATCGAACATAGTATCAACACAGCTGGTAAGAGAAAAGGCCTGCCATCAAGAGATCAAATAACCAGTCTAAAACAGAGTATTAGAGATATTAGCGGCAAACACCCCCGCCCAAATCTTCCTGAGCAAGGCATGGCAGAAGCAATTCCGGCTGCTGGAGTAGATCCCAAAGCAACTCAACAGTATGCTCAACAAATTGTGCAGACATTGCAACAAGCAACCGGTGCAACTGTAAAAGATTTTCCAAATCAAGACGGCACTGTTAGAATAGTAATAAACCCAGATCCTAACGACCGTACATATCCGCCATCACGTGGATATATAGTTCCAACAGGTAATGACGGTGCAACAATGCAAAATATTACCAAAGCAATCAATCCATACTATAATACATTTAGACAAAAAGGTTGGAGATTTGATCAACCTGTAGGCGGTGCATTTACAATTGGTATTCCAACACAACAAGCTGTGGCCGAAAACGCAGAACTGAACACCATGCTGAAATATGCTGGTGTGCCAATGAAAGAAAGTGTGTTGACAGATTCAACTGGTCACACCATGGATCACATCATCAAACGTTTCACCAAAGAAGTTGCAGACTTTAAAGAACGCGGCGATTTGGATGATGATCTCTATCATGCACTGTACGACTATTACTTTGATGACATGCCATATGGCACCAAAAAAGCCAGAGATGGTGATCCGTATGAGTGGGTGTCTGATCGATTTTATGCTGATTTAGGATTAAGCGAAGGTTGGAAGGGCGAACTTGCCGGCGGAACATTAGGCGGTGTTGGCGGAACAGTTGCTGGATCTGCATTAGGAGCTCTTGCAGGCGGACCAATTGGCGCAGCAATAGGTGGCGTGGTAGGTGGTGCCGCAGGCAGTACTGGTGGCGGCATGCTGGGTCGCAAAATGACCAAAGAAGGCTCTTGCAACTCAACCATGGAAGGTGAGTACTGCCCGGAGCATGGTTTAATGGAATGCGGCATGTACGAAATGGGCACAGTAGCCGGTGGCATGGCACCAGTAATTGGTGAAGCACCACAGGACGCAATCAACTACAATGGCGCGGTTACAGAGGTGGAGGCGATCGAGCAATTTATCCACACTGGAACATGGAAGAAGGTCAATCGGCCACACTACGCTTCCTACCTGACGGTAACACAAAAAACACATTTTTCTGGGTCGAACGAGCAATGATCCGATTGCCATTCAACGGCGTCAAAGGAGAGATGGAATCAAAACAAGTATTCGTACAAGTACCCTGCGTGGAAATGTGGGGAGACGCCTGCCCGGTACTGGCAGAAGTTCGTACTTGGTTCAAGGACAAGAGCCTTGAAGATATGGGTCGCAAGTACTGGAAGAAGCGTTCATACTTGTTCCAAGGTTTTGTGCGTGAGAATCCCATTGCTGATGACAAGACTCCGGACAATCCCATCCGCAAGTTCATCATTGGGCCTCAGTTGTTTACTCTAATCAAGGGTGCATTGATGGATCCTGAACTGGAAGAATTGCCAACTGACTTGATGCGTGGATTGGACTTCCGTATCACCAAGACACAAAAGGGTGGTTTTGCTGACTACAACAGTTCCAAGTGGGCTCGTAAAGAGTCGGCACTCACAGAAGCTGAACAGGCTGCAATTGAAACTCACGGCTTGTATGACTTGAGCACATTCCTGCCCAAGCGTCCCGGCGACGTTGAGCTAAAGGTCATCAAAGAGATGTTTGAAGCATCAGTAGATGGACAGCCATACGACACTGAGCGTTGGGGTCAATACTTCCGCCCTGCTGGCGTGGCAGCACCTGGTGGTGCCGCTGCCGGTGATGCAGAAGATACTCCGGCACCTGCTGCCAAACCAGCACTGAAGGTTGCCGCTCCGGCAGCACCTGCGGCTGAGGATGCGTTCGATGAAGAACCAGCACCAGCTGCTGCGCCAGTCACAGCAGCCAAGCCAAGCGGTAATGCTCAAGACATCTTGGCCATGATCCGCGCTCGTCAAAACAAGCAGTAATCTCTGCACTAACACAAGAGGGCAACCTCTTGTGTTCTTCTATTTTTATAACAGGTGATACATGGGAAAACCATTTGACGTAAGTAAGTTTCGTAAGGAAATTACCAAATCAATCGACGGCCTATCGATTGGTTTTAATGATCCAACAGACTGGATCTCAACAGGCAACTATGCACTGAACTACCTGATTTCAGGAGACTTTAACCGTGGCATTCCACTGGGCAAGGTAACTGTGTTTGCTGGAGATTCTGGCGCAGGTAAGAGTTATATCTGCTCGGGCAACATTGTGAAGAACGCACAAGAGCAAGGTATCTTTGTGGTGTTGATTGACAGTGAAAACGCACTGGATGAAGATTGGCTCAAGGCACTTGGTGTTGACACAAGTGACAGCAAATTGCTCAAACTAAGCATGGCCATGATTGATGACGTGGCCAAAACTATCTCCACATTCATGAGCGACTACAAGGCTCTGCCAGATGGCGAGCGGCCCAAGGTCATGTTTGTAATTGACTCACTGGGTATGTTGTTGACACCCACTGATGTGAATCAGTTTGATGCAGGCGAAATGAAGGGTGATCTAGGACGTAAACCCAAAGCTCTCACCGCCTTGGTGCGTAACTGTGTGAACATGTTTGGTTCATACAATGTGGGTTTGGTTTGTACCAACCACACATACGCCTCACAGGATATGTTTGACCCAGACGATAAAATTAGCGGCGGTCAAGGTTTCATTTACGCCTCATCAATTGTAGTGGCCATGAAGAAGATGAAACTCAAAGAGGACGAGGACGGCAACAAGATCACTGATGTCATGGGCATACGTGCTGGTTGCAAGGTTATGAAAACACGCTATGCCAAACCGTTTGAAGGCGTGCAAGTTAAGATTCCTTACACAACAGGTATGAGTCCGTACTCAGGACTAACTGACTTGATTGAGAAAAAAGGCCTGCTCAAGAAAGAAGGCAACAGTCTGGTGTTTACTACCAGTCATGGTGAAATCATCAAGAAGTTCCGCAAAGGATGGGAACGCAACGATGACAACTGCCTTGACACTGTGATGAAAGACTTTGGAAATATCAAGGAAGAGGTAAGTACCGGCGAGGAGGAAGCAGAATGAGTGAACATGTGGCAGCAGAAATTTGGGGAGAGCTCAAGCGTTATGTAAACACAGTTGACCGCAACGAAGCAGCAGAGACTGTGGTTCAAATTCTAATGGACAATGACTGTGACGCTGAAGATATTCGTAACGCATTCAAAGGTGATTCAGACATCAAACGAGCACTTACTGTATATCTTGACAACGACAAAGATTACTCAGAAGACGACGAAGAAGAGGATCCTGAAGAAGAGGATCCCAACGAAGACGACTGGGAAAATTAATGTGGTATAGTCGAGTAGTTGCTAATCTTGATGCTATTCCAGATTTTATAGCACACTACGAGCGTGAAATAACTGACGCTAAAAAAGACTGCCGCATTGCTGGAATTGTTGAAAAAAACATAACAGCACTTCCTGGCATTACTGAGTTTAGATACAACCAGCTTCAAGAAATTGAAGCTGTGTTGAACTTCCTCAATATCCAACTGCGTAAGATCCGCAGAAAGCATTTCCAAAAGTATCTGGAAGGCTATGCCCGTGCGCTCACTAGTCGCGACGCAGAAAAGTATGTGGATGGCGAAGATGAAGTGATTGATTACGAAACCATAATCAACGAAGTGGCATACCTACGCAATCGCTGGTTGGGTATCATGAAGGGTCTGGATACCAAACAGTGGCAAATGGGGCATGTTGTGCGGCTAAGAACTGCTGGCATGGAAGACATCCAGGTGTAAATACCTGCATGAAAATTGTACTTGTAACTGGCGGCTTTGATCCGCTACACTCTGGGCATATTGCCTATTTCAAAACCGCCCGCACTTTAGGCGACATGCTGATTGTGGGACTTAATTCAGACGAATGGCTGACTCGTAAAAAAGGTCGGCCATTCATGCCATGGACGGAAAGATTGTGTGTGATAAACAATCTTGCCATGGTTGACGAAGTGTACACATTTGACGATGCAGATGGTTCAGCTAAAGAGTTTATCCGACAGGTTCGAGCACACTACCCTGACGCAACGTTGATATTTGCCAATGGTGGTGATCGCACTGACAAAAACATTCCTGAAATGGATGTGATAGATAGCAATTTAGAATTTGCATTTGGTGTAGGCGGCGAGGATAAAAAGAATAGCAGTTCATGGATTCTTGAAGAATGGAAAAAGCCCAAGACCTCGCGAGCCTGGGGATACTATCGTGTGTTACACGAAGTTGGCGCCAACACCAAACTTAAAGAACTTACTGTGGCACCCAAAACTTGTTTGAGCATGCAACGGCATGACCGACGATCAGAGTTTTGGTTTGTGGCTGAAGGTGAAGCCACGGTGTACACACTAGATTCCAGTACAGATAGAGACATCAAAGATCACCTAACTGTGCATGAAGCTACTTGGATCAATCGCAATGAATGGCATCAATTGTGCAACGAAACAGACCGTCCACTCAAACTGATTGAAATACAGTTTGGGGAAAACTGTGTAGAAGAAGATATCGAACGCCGATGAAAGATATTATACCAGTATTTGTAGGATACGATCCTAGAGAAGCAATTGCATATCACACCTGCGTAAATTCTATTATTCGAAATTCAAGCAGACCTGTTGCAATCATTCCAGTTGCACTTAATTTGTTCAAGGACTACAGCGAAACACACACAGACGGCAGCAATCACTTTATCTACACACGATTTCTTGTGCCACATCTCATGCAACACATAGGTTGGGCAATATTCATTGACGGTGATATGATTGTGCGTGGAGACATTGCAGAACTTTGGAACTTGCGAGATGCTTATTCAGATGTAATGGTAGTCAAACATGACTATAAAACCAAGATGACTGAAAAGTATTTAGGGGCCAAGAACGAAGACTATCCACGCAAAAACTGGTCCAGTGTGATACTGTGGAATTGTAACAGTTATCCTAACCGAAAACTTACTCCTGAGTTTGTGCAAAAAGCTACAGGTGCTGAGTTGCATAGATTCACATGGTTGGATGATGCTCGCATAGGCGAACTGCCTAAAGAATGGAATTGGTTGCCCGATGAATACGGGCCAAACCCCGACGCCAAGCTCTTGCACTATACCTTGGGCACTCCATGCTTTCACGAGTTTGCTGACACTCCACAAGGTAACGAGTGGCACAAGGAACGCTTACTAACAGAATATTGTCAACAGAGAGATATATGAGTGAAGAAGATGAAGAACTGTTAGCACCATTACCTCAGCATGTTTTAGACATGGTGCCTCCTGACATACACAAATTGTTTAGAGATATCTTAAAGTATCGAGTTGATGCTGCTGGCGAATACTATGGTGTCACAGCAGATACTTTAATTCAATCCATACATGGCCTAAAACAAGATACAGTTGCAGCTATTGCCACAGAACCAGGAGATTTCAAGTATAAGGAAAAAGGACACATGTACGATCCCATACTACAAAGTTTTGTACAAGGGGCTGGCGGAAGAATCAGCAATTGGACAAAAGAAGAAAATAACATGACTCCGGTGGTACTACGAGGTATTACCAAACGCAAAGAGATGGCAGTGTGCAAACAGCAAGGCAGAGATTTCTACTATCTTGACACTGGTTATTTTGGTAATGGTAAGAAAAAAACATTTCACCGCATCACCAAAAATGATGTGCAAAATTTTGGGCCCATAATTGACAGACCAGGCGACCGAGTTGCTAAGTGCAATCTTCAACTTACAAAATTTAGACAAGACGGCGCCAAAATTTTGTTGGCCCCTCCTAGCCAAAAACTGTTAAACTTGTATGACATCGATCTTGAACAGTGGATGAATCAAACCATTGCTACTTTAAAACAGCACACTGACCGTGAAATAGTGGTCAGACTCAAGCAAGGTCGGTCAGTACGACAAACCACCGACACCATGCAAATGGCTCTGCAACAAGATATCTGGTGCCTGGTCACTTACTCAAGCATTGCTGCCGGCGAAGCACTGTTGTGCGGCAAACCAGCTATTACTTTGGGTCCAAATGCCGCTGCCGCATTATGCAGTCAATCATTATCAGAAATTGAAAATCCAAAAATACCCACGCTAGACGAAGTAGAAGCTTGGACCAGGCACATTGCATATTGCCAGTTCACTGAGCCAGAAATGCGCGATGGCACTGCATGGAGAATACTGAATGACCATTGATGCAGTGGTTTACATCAGTTCTGTTGCCAATCCTCGAAAACATTCTAGAAAAATTGAATGTTTGGAAAGTTTTGCTGACGGAGTCAAAAATTCAGGCGGTAATGTAGTAGTAGAGTGGGATTACAAATATACACCCAGCAGACTGGCTGTGATGTTGGGCTGGGCAACCACAAACACTGGTGGACCAAATATAGCTCTACGTAAACAAATTATTGCTGAACAGCAACGCCAAGGTTTGAAAACAATGTGCATTGATGCCAGTTGTTTCAAATATCTTGATGATCACGGAACTTATTTGAGATACAGCATTGGCGGCCCATTTTATGATCGTGCATACCTAAAGTAACAGTGGTAGATCCAGCAAAGAGTTCATTGTTGCAAGATTTGCAAAATGCTCATGCCGCTGTGTTTTTTAACAGTTCTGCCAGTGTGGCTGCTGTGTGCGCCAACATTCCGGTGTTTGTTGATGATCAAAGTTGTGTGAGCTGGTCAGTGGCCAACAAAAACATTGCCAATTTAGAGTCACCACAGACCTTTGATAGATCGCAATGGATCAACGACCTAGCGGCTGCACACTGGTCGGATGCCGATGGCCGCAGTGGGCAAATCTATCAAAAGTTCATGCCTTTTCTACGATAACATCGTAGTTGTAACCTAGAACATGCGGCCATTTGTGAGTTTTATCAACTACTGAAATCTGTTCGCTCACGACCTTTACACCCATCACTGTTGTTAATTTGTTTCGCCACCAGTCTGGACTCTCCACAATCAAATGAGCATTGCGACCATCTGGTAAATTTTTCTTGGCAGGATAGCAAGCAATTCTAAAACAACCACAACGTTCCATCAAATGGTTTATGGTTTTGAATGTTTCTATTAGAAACTCTGGCTCAATGTGTTCTATAGCGTCTGTGCTGATAACTGCATCAAATGTCTTGGTGGGCAATTTAGCAAAGCTGGCATTGCCAGGGTCATATCCAGATAGCACAATGTTTGGATGATGCTGGCCAATTGTGTCTAGTAATGCGCCATGCCCGCATCCAAAATCTAGCAGTGTGGCAGGCTGATATTGATTGATAAAATCTTTGACCACAGTGTAGGCTTTGGCGCCATGATTAAATTTACCACCACTGTGCATGCTGGCCAATTGTTTTTGGTATTCTTTGTCAATTAATGTCATTTTTTATCCAACCCATGATCCAATCGTCTTTGACTTGATCCAGTCGAATCATGCCCCAAGATTCCAGTAACCCAACAGCGGCAAACTGTCCATAATCTTTGCTGTATGCATCATGCGGTTTTTGTTCTATTACCACAATAGGACGGCAGCGTTTGACAGTTTGTTCTGCACCTTGCAACACACGATACTCAAATCCTTCGCAGTCAATTTTGATGTAATCAACTACAGGCAATTCTAGACTGTCCAAACGTGTGATTTTTGTGTCGCCCGCTGTGCTGTTTGGATCCACATGAGTATGTCCTGTGTTGCCTTCTGTAATGATCATTTGGATCATGCCTTCGTGGTCTCCCAGTGCAATTGGCTCAACAAGCAAGTTCTTGGCAAACACATTGCGTTCCAAGCATTCTCTAAACATAGCAACAGGTTCAAATGCAATCACTTGTGTAAAATGTTTTGTAAGGTCACGACTCCATAACCCAACATTGGCACCAATGTCTAAGGCCACACGTTTTTGTTTTACATGATCAAAACTTCGACGTCTAACTTGGTACTGATATTCAGTTGGTCCACCCTTGCTTACACTTTTGGCTAGCATTTTGGGAAAGTGATCTTCGGTGTCTGGGAACCACCACCCGTGGCTTTCATACATGTTTGGTTTCCTCTAATATCCTTGCGGCCGTGCCATCTCTAAGTTCTCTGTTGTGGAATTGACCATAAGCTAAATGACAAGCCCATGCACGCACCAGCTCCAGATCTGGGAACCAAGGATCTTCAATTTTGGCTAGATCTCTGTTGGCAACTGGATCTGCTGCATTGCTTGGAGCACAAACAAACGCTGGTACTCCTTCCAGCACCGACTCTGTAGCGGCAATACTGTTATATACAATTACAGCATGTGCATCTCGTAACAAACTGGTAAATGGTACAGCTTCTCTCGCCTGTCGATTTTTGTTTCGTTCACGTATCACAATGGGTCTATCTGTGTGTTGTTTAACTGTTGCTACAGTTTCATCTAGCCATTGTTGAGCTGTGGTACCATACACAATACAAGGTTTATCTTCAGGCATCACAATCACAATATCAGACCCACGACGCCGTGCTTTGATATCAATATTAAACTGTTTCCATCTATCATCTGGCCTGGAGATAATTTTTCCGTGTTGCAAATTGTTGTCTACTATTCGATGCCACATTTTTACACCATGTGGATTTCTAAAATTAGCTCTGTTGCCAAAGTATCCTGTGTCCATGTACCTAAATGGTCTGTTGTCTTGCCAGCAGCGTTTGAATATCTTGTGTTTCATGATGCCACGTAACACAATAGGATCATTGCTGTCATCATAGTTCCACGTTTCCAACTGAGTAGTGTGACACTGACTGCCTTGTGCAAACATCTCTATGTATTGGTCTTCGTTATTTTTGTTAAGGTAAATCCAGTTCATTGCCAATATGCCTCTGTTCGTTGGACTTTTAAGTCACTAGCAGGACTGCGTCCTGTGGCCTTGCGTTTGCCTTTGAGATGATCTAGCCAGGCACCCCACTCTGAATTGATTAAGGGATGGCCTTCGCCTGTGATCAAATGGCTTGACCAATCAAGTTCTATCAGTGGCAAGTGACTTCTTACTGCATCAAACACAAATGAGTCATGCCATTCGGCCAGAGTAAAGATACCCTGTTCAGCATTATCATAGTATTGCTGAAACTGTGTTAAAAAATCTCTTGTGCGTGGACTTTGAAGATTCATAGCGTACAATCCGCACTCGCTGAATTTGCCGCGCCGGCCTAAAAAACAAAGATCCACGGTGTCCGGACATAGTCTTGCCAAATCAGATTGAGTGATTGCACTATGGCACACAGTGTCTGCGTCCATCCAAATCAGCCAATCAGTCTGTGCATTTTTTGCACAATGGAAAATGCTGTAGACCTTGTGAGCAAATCTCACAGCGTCCCATTTGAATCCTTTACCTGAATCTTTGCGTTTTGATCTAACAGGATCAGCACTGACATCGCCATTGGCCCGGGGAACCCCTTGCCACTGTTGTTTGAATGCAGAGAGCTCGGTAACTACATCAATATCACGTACTTCAAGATTAGGTGATGACTCAGTTACTTTGCATCCTTCGGCATACACAACTAGATCAACTGGCCAATTTTGTAAAAATGTCTGTATCATGCGCTGGCCGTACTTTGCATAACCATCCGCGTTGAAAGTGGTAATTACAGTGTATTTCATCTCACGTACTTATGATCAATAACATAGCCTATTTTCCTTCTCAATGTGCCCAAAACAGTAGGCCTGTGATGTCGGCGGTTTTGGATCTTTTGCAATCGCGCGGCATACAAACACAAGAAAATTCAATGACTGCTGATGCGGCTGTGATTTGGAGTGTGCTTTGGGCAGGACGCATGGCACCAAATCAAGCAGTGTACGAGCACTATCGCAGTCAAAACAAACCAGTGATTGTTTTGGAAATTGGTGCGCTGTATCGTGGGCAGACTTGGAAGGTAGCAGTAAACAATATCACAAGAGATGGATACTACGGACATGAAGAAAATTTAGATTGGGATCGACCACGCACATTGAATGTCAGCCAGGCCATAACTTTTAACTCCAGTCCCAATGTAGTTATTGCTGCTCAACATGCTCGCAGTTTACAAGTCTCTGGTATGGACATGACACAATGGGTATTGGATCAAATTAAATTGGTAAGACAGCACACTGATCGGCCCATCAGTATACGCCCGCATCCACGCAATCGACTGAACTTGAGTCAGTTGCCGCCTGACGTCGCAGTGGAACAACCGCGGCCGGTTGCTGGCACCTACGACAGCTTTGACATGCGGTTTAACTATCATGCAGTGGTCAATTACAATTCAGGTCCTGGAGTGCAGGCTGCTATTGCAGGTTGTAGGCCCATTGTGCATGAGAGCAGTTTGGCGGCCCCGGTAGGTATGAGCATGGCCAACATAGAAAAGTCTTATGACATCAATCGAGATAAGTGGCTGGTAGAGATCTGCCACACTGAATACACACTAACTGAAATACGCACAGGAACATGGCTAAAAAGAATAGAACCCGCACTGATCAAGTGACTGATTGCGCCTGTGTGATACACAGCTCGGGCTACGATTGGATTTACGTTGAACGATTGCATAACATGCTAAATCGTTGGCTGCCTGGCGGCGCAAGGCTACATGTGTTCACAGAGCATGATAGGTCAGTGCCGCCACATATGGTAAAACATGTACTGGAAGATTGGCCAGGAATTGCTGGGCCCAAAAAGTCTTGGTGGTACAAGATACAGATGTTTAATCCTGCGCACCATCTGGATGATTTTTTGTACTTTGATTTGGACTGTGTGATTGTTGCAGACCTAACCTGGATAACCCAACTGCATACTGATTACTTCTGGACTCTCAAAGACTTTAGATACCTACAGCGTCCTTCATGGAACAATATGAACAGCAGCGTGATGTGGTGGAATGTTTCAAAATTTTCTTGGGTTTGGGACGAGTTCAATCGGCAAGGGCATGATGCTGTGATTCGGCGCTGGCAGGGTGATCAAGACTTTATAAATGCCACTATTGATCACAACAAAAAAAGATATTTTGATGTAAAACGTTTTCAAAGCTGGCGCTGGCAAGCCTGGGACGGAGGCATGAATTTTCAATTGAGAAAACAAAACACTCCAGGGGCTGGCACACACATTGATCCAGACGCATGTGCATTGGTGTTTCACGGCCAGCCCAAACCACATCAAATTCAAGATCCCGTAATAGAAAATTTTTGGAAATGAAACCTCAACTACCATTTTTAGAACTCATGTTGAGTTCAGTTTGCAACCTTGTGTGCCAAGGGTGTAGTACATACAGTGACATACCCAGTCGCGGATACACACCTTGGTCTGAAATTCGATCCTGGCTGGAACAATGGCAACAAAAGTTTGATATTGAAGACATAGGACCCATGGGTGGCGAACCGTTGATATATCCTGACATCATGCAGTTGCTTCGGGACGTGAGATCTATGTTCCCCAACAGCAAGATACGTTTTCCTACCAATGGGTTGTTGTTGCACAAACACTGGGATGTGGTTGATTGGTTGTATCAAGATGGTAATGCCACACTAAAAATCACAGCACATGTAGATCATCCTGAACTTGAAACCAGCATTCAACGAGTGTGGTCTGCGTATGATTGGCAACCAGTGCATGAATACGGCATAGATCGGTGGCGTACCAAAACAGGTTTGCGATTTCAAATCAACCGACCAGAAATTTTCACACAAACATTTCGTGGCACATACGAAACTGCACATCCTTGGAATTCCAATCCCTCAGCAGCTTTTGCCAATTGCCATCAAACCACTTGCCCTTTGCTGTACCACGGAAGAATATACAAATGCAGTACCAGTGCGCTGTTGCCAGATGCGCTGGCTCGCTATGATTCTCCCAACAAAGACCAATGGGATCAATATTTTGACAACAACACAAACGGCAGTGTGGGATTAGAAAGCAGTGCAGAAGATATTCAACAGTTTGCTGATAACTTTGGCCAACCACACATGATCTGTCGACAATGCCCTACCAGTCAAGATGATTGCTATGTGCCACATTCACGATTGGTAAAATTTAGATGACTGAAGATTTCAACCACTTTCAAATGAATAGATTGATCAACCGGTACTTGCAGTTGCCGGACAACAATCAACTGCCACTGTCAGTTGTATATGTGCATGTGGGCTCAGACTACTGGGAAAGCCAGTATGAATTTGTTAAAAATTTTGTAGAAGTACCATTGGATCACTATGTGGTAGTGCATGTTAGATTTGAAGGATTGAGTTTTTCTGCCAGCGGACTAAGAAACTGTATTGAACAATTGATTGCGCAACAAGGACGAGACGACTCAAAGATATTTGTGTTTACTCCAAACAACATGACACAAGATCATCCTTGGGTCAACTTGTTTTACAATGGTTTCAGTGAAATCACTGATGAAATATATCGTGCTCAAGAGTACCTTGTGCCATCAGCAGAATTGGATCTTGAGAATTTAAAAACTTGGGCATTATTTGTGGGTCGTAAAACCACTGTAAGAATGTTAGGCCTATGGCACTTGACTCACATGCCTGAAACAAAAAATGATTGCATAGTGAGCCTCATGCAAGAAACAGCACCTGCTCATCGTCCAAACTGGCTGCGACTTGAACGATACTATGATCACATAGGTCGTTGGAAACAACCAGATATTGTGCCAGATCTAGATGCTGTGCTTGATTGGATGAAACACCCGCCAATAAACAGCGTTGATGGTGTATGTGTAGGAGATCAGTATATTAAAAATGTTGTTGGTGAAAATCGCAATGCAACATTGATTGATAGTGTGTTGAGTTTTAGAAATCAGTATCTGTTTGAAATAACTTTTGAAACCATGACTGAAGGATTTACCTTTACGCCTAGCGAAAAAACTGTGCGCACTCTGGTAGCTGAAAAACCTCAGTTTGTGTATGCTGCCCCAGGATTTCTTAAAGGCATGCAAAATCTTGGATTCCAAACGTTTAACACACTTTGGGATGAAGGTTATGACAATCTAAGCGGCCCAGAACGGTTTAGTGCCATGTTTTCCACAATTAAAAGTGTGGCCCTACTGTCAACGGCGCAAAAACTCAAATTGTATCAAGGTTCCCAAGTTATCTGCCAACACAACAAACAGGTACTTGTTGATTGGATTAACAAAATAAATAAACGACAGTAGGAGAAAATAAATGGAACTAACGTTCAAATGTCATGCACGAAAAACTTCAAAAATTTCAAATTTACGACCAGCTGAAATAACAATCACCGTAGAAAACCCAGCGTTCGAGCATGTGTCAACGTACCAGAAAACAGTGCCTCCAACACTGAATTGGGTGGCTGGATCCACCACTGATGACAGTGTAGATGTTGTTGTAGATCTTCCAACAAAGGATTTTGGTACCTTGCTAAAATTTACCATAGCAGTCACCAATAATGACCTACTGATATGCGGGTACGAACCTGGTAATTTTCAGATTGTAAGCAATCCATTATGGGACGGTGAACTTGGCCCATATGATATAACAGGTCATGTAGGCGGTGGCGGTACTATGGGCACCGGAAGCCTAGCTATCTTGGATGGACAAACAGTAACATTTGATGCTGATTTGAGTTCTTTACCTTTTGACCCAACATCAGCTTAATTTTAAAAAGGATAACCTCGACTTTGTTTGGGAGTGTATCCAGGCTCGTAAACCGGAACAAAACTACACACCGCAGTATCTGTAGGAATTTTCATTTCACAGTTACGCATGATCAACACAGTCTCTAAGTTGTAGTAATTGTAGTTGGGATCCATTTCTTCTTCCCACCCCCATAAACTTGATGAGTGACTGGCTTCGACATAACCTGAAAAATTATGCCAGTCTCTGCTCCAGGCCAATGGATAATCATTTACCATCATGCGCCACCCTGGCGCCATTTTAGCACGCCATGGCCAAGCAACAATTCTAGGCCTGGCCCATACATATTCATCATTGATTTTTTCAGCCCAACAACTACCATGCAACATTTCTTGCAACAACCAACCATACCTCCAGTGTTTGGTTGCACTGGCCGGAAAAAAGTTATCCATGTCAGCAGTTAATGGTAGAGTGTACCCCAACTGACTAACACCACGCAGTCCCAAACACATTCTGGCTGTGTGGTTGGCATGATCACCAGACTCTGGCAAGTAGCTTCGCAGGTCGCCTTTAAGATTGCGCCACCATTAATTTCCATACATTTATGTAGTACTTTTGTATGAGTTGACAAATTAATCAAAGTTTGCTATAATTTAGGCTATGTTATATTTTGCTTATGGAATGAATACCAATCGTGAGGGCATGGCTCAACGCTGTCCGGGCGCACTGAGCCTAGGCCACGCACGCCTGATTGACCATGCCTTCCGCTTTGCCATTCACGCTGATGTGGTGCCTGTATTAGGTTCCTATGTAGATGGTGTGCTGTGGCGCATTGATCAGTTTCACTTGAACAGCCTGGATACCCTAGAAGGCTTTCCTTGGTACTACAACCGTGGGCAATTTGCAGTAGAACACCGAAACGGAGTGGTTGTTGCAGAGTGTTACTTTATGCAACCCGGCAACGATAGCAGTCTGCCTAACCAAAGCTATTTTGACATGGTGGTACAGGGCTACGAGCAACATGGTGTGCCCGCAGATCAGGTGTTTAATTGTGTATACGATAGTATTACATAACCCGCCAAATTAGCGGGACTTGACCAATAAATGGCTATCTGCTACAATAGTGGCATACAAAGAAAGGTAGATATGGATATTCGTGTTCGAGCCGCAGTCAAAACAGTAGTTATTTTAGGTTATGTTGCCCTGATAGCAGTGGCAGTTCAGTTAATACTAAAGTATACACCTCCAGAGATGATTGCACCGGCCCTGGCCACTATTGCTATTGGGGGACTGGTATACTTAATGTATACTATAGTACTAGGTCGATTGCGGTCGCAAGAAATTTTAGATAAAATGAATTCTAAAGGTTGACCAATAATTGCCAATTTGCTATAATACACACATAGACAGCAAAGTTCAACCGCACACCAAGGAGCCAACCATGAGTGCAATTCGTATCGTTCGCGGCGTTTACCGCAACAAGGCCATTCAAAACCAAGTGTTTACTTTGGTGAGTGGATTCCAAACTGGTGCCAAAGGTGGCTATGTCACCGTAGAAAATGATGGTACCTTTCCCAACTGCCCTGCTGCCATCCGCATCAAAGTAGACGGCATTTCAGATATTGAGTATACTTCAGGAGAACATGTGAAAGAAAACACTGTAAAGTTCAAGCCCACTGTGGTGGCAGAGACAGACGAGCAAGCCATGGATCGTATTCGTGAGCGTTTTGACATCCTGCATGAGATGACCAAGGCTTGTGTGAGCGGCGACATCCGTGCAATGATTGTGAGCGGTCCTCCTGGCGTGGGCAAGAGTTATGGTGTTGAGCAAGAGATTGACAAGGCCTGTTTGTTTGACAAACTGGCCAGCAAACGCCTTAAGGCTGAGGTTGTGAAAGGCTCAGCCAGTCCCATTGGCCTGTACCAAACCCTGTACAAGTATTCAGATCCCAATTGTGTGTTGGTGTTTGATGACTGCGACTCTATCTTGTTGGATGACGTTGCACTGAACTTGCTGAAGGGTGCCCTGGACTCCGGCAAGAAGCGTAAGATTTCCTGGTTGTCAGACAGTCGCATTCTGCGGAGCGAAGGTATTCCAGACAGTTTTGAGTTCAAGGGTTCGGTAATTTTTATTACCAACTTGAAGTTTGACACCATGCGTTCGCAGAAATTGCGGGACCACTTGGATGCATTGCAAAGCCGATGCCACTACTTGGACTTGACCTTGGACACCATGCGTGACAAGGTCCTGCGTATCAAGCAGATTGCCAAGGACGGTGTGTTGTTTGCAGACTACGACTTTGACGAGTGTGTGCAAGACGAGATCATTGCCTTCATGGACGAGAATAAAAATCGTCTGCGTGAGATGAGCCTGCGTATGGCTCTCAAGATTGCAGACTTGCGTAAGATGTCAGTGTTGAACTGGAAGCGCCTGGCAGAGACCACTGTTATGAAACCCGCAGGAGCCTAACATGTATGAAATATGGGATGGAGACTTGTATTTGTACTCAGTGGATACCGAGTACGAAGCAGATGAACAGCGTGAAGCAGGCTTCACTGTGAAGTGCCTGGAATACTACGGAGCGTGATTAAGACTTTAGTCAACTCAAAAGATTAACCCTCCAAGGTTATCCCGGGCATTGGTTGGCTCCGGCCCGGGCTTTGTGGCAGGTACCCGTAAAACGGTACCTGTCTTTTTGACTTCTTGCTGTGATAAGTATATACTGTTATCATGCCCCAACAATATTTGCACATAGACTTAGGTGCAGACTATACCTTAGATTTTGAAATACACAACACGCCCTTAGCCGACCTTTGGCTTGAGCGCATGCACCTGCGGGATCCGTATCCAATAGATCATCCTGACCGTTTTTACGGATTTGATTCTCGAGAGCAAGAAATTGCTCGTGCAGAAAAAATGATTCAACAATGTGTTAGTATAATCAATGGTTATCAGCCAATTATTGAGCGAGAGTTTACTACAGTGTATGACCAGGATTGTTTGAACTATTTGCACAACATTTTTGAACGTTATCATGGCTTGCTAAATCAACAAAAAACTTTATGGTGGCTTCGAGCCCCGGAATCTATAAAAAAGGCTTTGTCAGATTTAAACATAGCGGTGCATCGCTGCGAATCAGCGTCAAGAAAATTAAAACCAAGACTTGTTTGCACCTGGTTTGGCGTGCCTAAAGATACTGCTTTGCCTGAAGAGATTATGAATCAGTATGGTACAATTAATCCGGCATTTGGAAGTGTGTGTTTGAACTATGTTGAGATTGGAAAAACATTGCTTGATCTTGTGATAGACAATGATGCATATATCGGCGACGAAGCTTTTCGCCCGTTCAATTATTACAATCCTGATTTTGTGGTAAGATTATTTGAACTTGACTCAAATGTTGTAGACCTTATGCTACAAAATATGCAACAATACTATCAAGAACACTATGATTTTTTTGTCAATCAAGGATACCCGCAGTTTGATCATGTCAAACTACAGCCATTGCAATTTCCTGTTGCAAGGATAATTGAAACTGTTCCACGCGACCAATTGATCAAAGACATACAACAAAGACAACTCGTCACTCGAGTTTATATAGATGAAACGATGCACCATACAAATTCGAGATGAAGTAAACATCAAACTAGAGGGTATCGATCTGGATGTGCGCAAGGCCCTGGTCAATGCGTTTAAGTATGATGTACCTTATGCAAGATATCTACCAGCAGTGAGGCTGGGTCGGTGGGATGGTAAAGTCAGTTACTTCCAACTGGGTGGATCAACATACACCAACTTGTTACCAGATATCATGCCCATCTTGGAACGTTACAACTACGACATTGAGCTGGACGATCAAAGAGAATACTCTACCACATTTGAGTTTGCTCAAGTTACAGAACAAACATTTGCACACAAGACTTGGCCCAAGGGTCATCCTGCAGAAGGGCAACCTATCATGTTGCGTGACTACCAGGTAGAAATTGTAAACAACTTCTTGACCAATCCCCAATGCATACAAGAAGTGGCCACAGGTGCAGGCAAGACAATCATGACAGCGGCATTAAGTGCCAGTATAGAACCATATGGGCGGTCAATTGTGATTGTGCCCAACAAGAGTTTGGTCACACAAACTGAAAAAGACTATGTGAATCTTGGCCTGGACGTGGGCGTTTACTTTGGCGACAGAAAAGAACACGGACGCACACATACCATCTGCACTTGGCAGAGTTTAAATGTACTGCTGAAGAATACCAAGGCAGGTGTTGGTGAAGTGACCATACAGGACTTTATTGAGGATGTGGTATGTGTAATGGTAGACGAAGTACACATGGCCAAGGCAGACGCACTCAAAACTCTGCTGACCAGCGTAATGGCTAGAGTGCCAATTCGCTGGGGATTGACCGGTACTGTGCCCAAAGAGAAGTTTGAAAGCCAAGCCCTATTGGTAAGCCTGGGTCCAGTGATCAGCAAGCTCAGTGCCAATGAACTACAACAACAAGGGGTGCTGGCGCAGTGCTGGTGTTGCCGCTGTGGGTATTAATATCCCTAGGATTTTTAATTTGGTTCTTGTGGAACCCGGGAAAAGTTTTGTCCGCGTTATCCAAAGCATTGGACGCGGCATAAGAAAAGCCGAAGACAAAGAGCATGTTCAAATCTGGGACATAACTTCAACATGCAAATTTGCAAAACGACACTTGACCAAACGCAAGCAATTTTATAAAGAAGCTAACTATCCCTTTACTCAGGAAAAATTAGAATGGATGAAAATAAAATAACTGTTGCAGTGTGCGGAGACAGTTTTTGTACTGCATCAACTGTTGATCTCAAAGAGGTGGGACTGCGAGCGCATTTTAGTCAGATGCTTGAAGACCAATATGGCTATCAAGTTATCCATCTAGCGCATGGCGGATTTAGCAATGCTGGAATATTTTTTCAAATGCAAAAAGCCCTTGAGCGGCCTAAAGAATTTTATCTATTCTAATCCGCACATGCCCAGCACTGGTTCGCCGCATGTGGGCGATAGCAAGGCTGCAATTTTTTCCACTGTGTGGCAGAATTTAGAAAACAGTCCATTTTTTGATTTTACCAAAGAACAACTTGTTGCTGTTGACCTGTACATGAAGTATTTTATGAACTACAATTTTCAAGACACCATTGATGGATGGTTGTTTGAATTTTGGCACAACAAGATCTTGGATGCAGGTGTACTGCCTGTTTTTTTCAACAATGATAATGTGGGAAAAGTCGCTTATGATTTCAGTGGCAACAATCCCAACGTCGACACACCGTTTCACACGGATCGTGCAACTCAGCAAACAGTTGCCAACAACATACACCAAATAATACATGGGCAAAATATACAAAGACATCAATAACTTTCTGCCGCAAACTCCACGTGGAGTGTTTGTGGAAATTGGCAGCGACCGTGGAGAAGGGAGTACTCAAACTCTGGCTGAAGTGGCTCAACAACACAACACTCGTTTGATCACTGTGGACATTTCCAGCAAAGCGCAGAGTAGATTGTCTCACACGTTATCAAACACTGACTTTGTTGTGGCATCTGGATCTGTCTGGGCTAGAGAATTTGCTAATACCCACACCGACATTGCTGTGTTATATTTGGATAACTTTGATTACATCTGGGATATTGATAGTGTGAGTGCAGCCATCCGCCAACAAATGCATGACTATGCTGGACAAGGAATTGTAATGAGCAATCAACATTGTCAAATTGAGCACATGCGGCAAATGGTTGCATTAACACCCTTGTTGAGTCCCGATGCTGTGGTAGCATTTGACGATACCTATTGCGTAAACGACTGTTGGATTGGCAAGTGCGGTCCAGCAGTGGTTTATTTGCAGTCGCTGGGATGGACTGTGGTACACCAAACTTTAGATTGTGGTGTGATCATGAAAAAACTTGACAACGTCAATTAAATTCTGTATACTGATAACATATGAGAATACTAACTTTAGATAACACTTACTACGACTTGGATCACTTGCCAGAAGAAATTGATGACTTGAGATTTGCAATTTTAGATAACTCCAATCCTGCAGACCCAGACTATCACTTTATTCCATTGATCTTCTTGGAGAGTTTTAACGCTCCTGCTTTGGTTTTACGCATAGGTGATATCACACTCAAAATGCCCATGGACTGGCAAATCCTAATAGGTGAACCTGACATTGGTGACTTGGAAGTGTTGCCCTTGACATCAATCAATGATCGAGGCTTTAGAGTGTTTCAATTCAACCCACTGACCAGTTATAGGCCTAGTTTTCCTGACATTGAAATACTAGATGTCTATCATGAAGTCAGCTGGTTTGCACCCAAACTCAAAAATGGGCAAATGTTGGCTGTGCCTTTGAATAATGATCCGGAACCTGACTGTGTGTACTTTGTAAAGGACATCAGTCGCAATTGTGAAATTGTAGACTACAACAAGGCCTGGTAATGCCCTATACTGAACCAGAAATATTTGAAATTATCAATCGCTTGGCCAGAGTGTATCTGGAAAGTTACCCCGACGACCGTGAAGGCTTAGAACGTTTCCTGCGTTGGGCACATTTACAATACGGTTATCAATATGGGAACCCTTAAACCAGGTGCCACATACATCTACGAGCGCAACGGTAATGAGGTGTATGCTCGTGAGTCAGGTGCTGATCCTTCTACTCGTGTGCTGGTTGGATATGGATATGATCCTATGACTGGACATCAAATATCCTACGATAAACGAACCAGCGACGGCCGACCATTGTTTGATCACCTAATGGAAGACAAGATGTGGGGCGAAATTCGGCGAGAAGCTCGTACCAATCCCACTTTACAAGACGCACTAGAACGTGCTATAATGATTTATAAACTAACCAAAACCGAATGAATGATAACCTGTCCATCGGCAACGAGATGCAACAATTTGATCGCAAGAACAGAGCGTTCTATGATCAATTGTCTGATGAAGAACGCAAAAAGTTTAGCCCTTTTTTGATGATACGTTGGGGTTCTGCGGTGGAAGGATCTCGAGAGCTTCAAGAGTTTTATGTGATTGCCACCAACGAACGATTGAACAAACATTTTTTTAACATCAGCACGACCAAACACAAAAAACTTCAATGGTTACTGGCCACTACTGTGAGTCCTGGCCTGGGTGCTCAACGACACAACTGGATTGCTCCCAAGAAAAAAGATGCCACACTTACCGGCAAGCGAAAACAACTGGCAGAAATTTACCCACATCTCAAAGATGATGAAATTAGTGTGCTGGCCGGAATCACATCACAAAAAGAAATAAACGAGTATCTCAAAAAATTTGGTGAAGGATCATGATGAAATATCAACAGCTGGTGGTTAATGGGTGTAGTTACATGGAGAGCTATGCGAAGGTCGATGGACTAATTTTCAAAATCAAAGCTGGAGTTCGCGATGGGATGCTCCCTGGACACAAGCAGATACTGATGCAATGATTGAACTCAAACTCAAATGGGAATTGAATAGCATACTGGATCGTGCAGAAGATCTCATGTATCGTATACTTGCTATGATACACAGTTTAAAATCTAGAGGCCATGCTGTGATAGTTTTCCAGCAGGCTGATAATTTATATGAATCTTATTTAGATTCACCAAGACTAAAATTGTTTCACAGTGAACCTGAAATAGTTGAAGGATACAAGTGGCGTGCCATACCATGGCAACATGAACGAGGAGTTCCAGCAACAGATTATGGTCCAGGAGCTCTTCAGTATGTGCCTCCAGAAATAGCACATCGGCAACCAGGATTTCATCAAGAACTAAACATGTTTTTGACTGCATGGATCAACAACAACAATCTACTAAAATGACCCAGTGTCAGTACTGCAAGAAAGATTTTATCAAAGAAACTTCTTTGGCAGTGCATGTGTGTGAACCCAAACGGCGCAGACAGGAACGAGCGGAGCGTGGTGTGGAACTGGGTTTTCAAGCCTACATACGCTTTTATGAAATGAGCCAAGGTTCGGCTCGGCTCAAGACATTTGACGACTTTGCTGACTCGCCTTACTATCGTGCGTTTGTGAAGTTTGGACGCTATTGTGTGAGCACAAGAACTATCAATCCCAAACAGTTTCTTGAGTGGCTGTTGAAAAACAACAAAAAGATCGATCGTTGGGCAAGTGATCAACTGTACACAGAATATCTCATACAATACTTGCCATTAGAGAATGTGGCAGATGCTCTAGCACGAGCTGTAGAGTTTGGCATGGACTGGGCAGAGAAAAATTCAGCACAGCCACAGGACTGTTTGCGATATGGCAGCACACCGGCCATGTGCTATGCAGTCACAACAGGTAGGATATCACCTTGGGTAATTTACAATTCAGAGTCAGGACAACAGTTCTTGGGTGAACTCTCTCCTGATCAAATCAGCATGGTATGGCCCTACATTGACTCAGATGTGTGGCAAAAAAAGTTTCACAACTATCCAGCTGATCAAGAATACGCAAAAGATATATTAAGCAAGGCAGGTTGGTGACATGGAAACGGTGATATTTTTAACCCTAATACTTTTACAGATCAAACACTGGTACATTGACTTTGTGGATCAAAGCATGGCGGAAGTCAACCACAAAGGCCAATACGGACATTGGTTGGGCATGCGGCACAGTCTCAAACACGGCATTGGCACAGCCTTGTGTGTTGGATGTGTGCTAGGTCCTGTGTACTGGGCCGCCAGCATCATGATGGGCGTGATAGATGCTGTGGTTCACTATCACATTGACTGGGCCAAAATGAACTGGGGCAATAGAGACCTTCAAAATCCCAGCTTCTGGGCACACTTGGGCCTGGATCAGATGGCACATCAGTTGACTTACATTGGCCTTGTGGCTATAATTGCATTATGATTAGATCTATTAGCGGCAGCAAATACATTCAAGTGTCGGGCGGCACGTTCACCAATCCATACATCAGTCCAGGTGCAAGCGGCGCAGGCATGTTGAGATGGAACTCCGGCATGAACTGTATGGAGGTAAACGATGGCAATTCGTGGCAGCAGATTCACTCGGCACATCCTATGATCACTCTCACAACAGACGCTGAAACCCTGTTAGATTGGGCACGAGCCAAGCGTGATGAAGAATGGCGCATTGCGCACCTGGCAGCACAACATCCCACAGTGGCAGATGCATTGGCAGCAGTGCAACTGGCCAAAGAAAAACTGCAGGTGGTGACTGCACTTTGCGATACTGACAGCAAGTGAATAATTTTCAAAAGTTATTTGAAGGTGCTAACACACAAACAAAAATTTGTGGGATGTGCCGTAACGAAAAACCTATTGGATGTTTTGGATTTGATGGCGGTGCCAAATATAGAAGATATGAATGCAAAGAATGCGCAAGAGCTCAAAGTAAATTGGTTGCAAAATTAAAAAAAACAGCTCCGGCAGTGCCATTAAATTATCGATGTCCTATATGCAATCGCAATGAAGAAGAAGCACACGGATACAGTGTAAAAAAGAAAACAGTATGGTGTGCAGACCATGATCATATTACTGGCGAATTTAGAAATTGGTTGTGTCATAAATGCAATTTAGGGCTAGGAAACTTCGCTGACAATTTACAAAGACTGCAATCTGCTGTACAATACTTGGAAACTTATGAGCGCAGACATTGACATTGATGTGCCGGATAGAACGGCTGTGCTGAAATTAATCCAGCACACTGCCGCACGGCAACTGCATCAAGGTCAAGTGCGTAAACACAATTCAGGCATCTATGTCACAGACATTCCTAGAGACATACCCAATGGCTGTGCAGCCATAGACTATGAGTCAGCAGAACAGCGTGGATACTTCAAGATAGATCTGTTGAACATGAGTGTGTATCAGTTGATTCGTGACCCTGCACACTATGCTGAAATGTTGGCAGCCGTGCCACCATGGCAGAGACTGTGGACTGATACTGCTTGGGCTAGTCAGTTGGTTCATGTGGGCAATTACACAGACTTGATGCTGTCAATGCGGCCAGATTCAATACCCAGAATGGCAGCGTTTATCTCAGTTATTCGCCCGGGCAAAGCACACTTACAAAATCGCCCGTGGACAGAAGTGTTTGCCGAAGTGTGGAACGGAGATGATTCTAAAGGTTACACATTCAAAAAGTCGCACAGTATAAGTTACGCGGCTTTGGTCGCACTACACATGAATCTACTCAATCAAGACGCCGCACAAGTGTGATTGATTTTCGCTTGCTTTTCTTGCGAGCAATGTCCATCAAACTGCACACTGGACCGTGTAAAACTTCAAGATCTTTGTTGGAAAATGTGCGCAACGTAAATCTAAATTTGTCCCAATCTTGGCGAAGGAATATGTTGATGGGGATGGATCTATTGCTTTCCCACCACCACTGATTGGCCAGTTCTAAAAACAACATTTTGTCTTGTTGGTCAACTACAGATCCAAAGTCGTAGATGGTAGTCACGCTGTCATCTCTGTTTTGTATAATGCCCACGTATTATGTATTCAACCACCGTTTACTTATACCAGCAAATTACCAAAGTCTTGTTAGTTGACACCAGTGGTGGATATTTCACAGCGAGGTACGACCCAGTGTATGCAAAACAATTAACTGTAAACAAAGGTGTAGATAATGTTCTACTCTTTGAATTTATCAATCAAGAACAGAAACCGGTAAACATCACTGGCTCTGCATTTGTGTTTCGTTTGATGAGCCAAAACGGAGACAGAGTACTGGTGGAAAAAGACATGACAAGTCTTAGCAATTCACTAGGACGAGTAAAAGTGGTGCTGGACATCGAAGACACCATTAATCTAGTTGCACAACCAGCTAGTTATTCAATACAGCGCACTTCTGGTGATTACATACAAGCAGTGTATGTGGACGCCAACAGCCAAGCACGTGGTGACTGTAACATTGTGGATTCTGTGCTACCGCAGTTTGTGCCCAGTCATGAACTCACTATTCCCACAATTTATGGCAAAGCACAACAACTAACACCCGGACCGACCAACTATCCCGACTGGGCGCTAACACCTCCTCCAGTAAATACCACGCAACTTACTGAATTCTACAGCAGTTTTATTGACACATCTCATCAGAGTTTGACAACAGTCAAGATGGATCTGGATCACTTTACAGGCACTGTGAAATTTCAGGCCGCACAAGATTACGAATCTATCTGGTACAATGTAACTGACAGTTATAGCTTTTTTGATGAAACTTCCACACAGTATTTCAACGTGGTAGGATTTTATCCCTTGATTCGAGCAGCTTTTAACAACAGTCAAGGATTTGGCGGGCAAGCAACAGCACAGGTTTCACCTGAGGGTGTGGTCACAGGAATCAGCTTGAGCAATGCTGGCAAGAATTATGTGGCTGCACCCAAAGTTCAAATCTTGGGAAATGGATCTGGCGCAGAAGCTATAGCCACCATTGGGGCCGACGGCCAAATTGCAACCATTGTAGTGACCAATGGCGGTTCAGGTTACTTGCCAATTCAATACCAAGGCACACAACAGGCCACGGTAATGATTACCACTGGATATATTGACAATCTCCAATATCGTTGATTTAGCCCGGCTGATCTGCTATACTGTATAGATGCTTGACATCCTTGCGTATCTACCTGCAAAAAGAAAACCCACACCATCTGGTTGGTTGAGTTTCAATGCGGTTTGCTGTCAGCACAATGGCAGCACCAGAGACACAAGAGGTCGGGCTGGGCTCAAAGCTATTGAAGCAGGATGGAGTTATCACTGTTTCAATTGCGCCTATACAGCCAGTTTTATTATGGGTCGGACCCTAAGTGTTAAAGCTCGCAGACTACTAGGATGGATGGGTGTGCCAGACAACGAAATTGAAATGCTCAATTTGGAAAGTCTGCGGCATCGTAGCATACATGGCATACTAGAAGATAGACAACAGGCCTGGAATCAACTAGCTGGCTTCACATTTGAAGAACGAGACCTGCCACCACATGCTGAGTTGTTGATGCCCGAACATGGGCCATATTGGGATTATGTGCGTGGTAGACATGTGCCTGAAGATTTTCCTGCTATGGTACAGATAGAGAATGATGGTATTCATTGGACACGCCCACATGTGGTGATTCCGTTTACATACGAAAATAAAATTGTAGGATACACTTGTAGATTTTTAGACAACCGTCAACCCAAGTTTATTTCAGACAGCCAACCAGGTTATGTGTTTGGCACAGATTTACAGCACAAAGACTGGACCAATGTGATAGTGACAGAAGGCATATTTGATGCATTGAGTATTGGTGGTGTGGCTGTGATGCACAACACAGTGAGTGATGCACAGGCCCGACTGATACGCAATCTGGGTCGAGACATAACTGTGGTGCCTGATCAAGACCTAGCAGGTGTAGAACTGGTAGATCGTGCTGTGGAACTGGGATGGGCGGTAAGTATACCCGACTGGCCCAAAGGCTGCAAAGATGTCAATAATGCTGTGATTGCCATGGGGCGTGTGGGCACCTTGCTAACTATAATGGCAGCCAGAGAAACTAGTAAAATCAAAATAGAGATAAGGAAACGACAACTTGTTAAAAAAATACAATAGGCTTTGGGTGTTTGGCGACAGTTATAGCACACCAGATGTTTGTGTTTCCCCACAAGAAAGTTTTTGGGGGCTAACTGCTTCTGAGTTGGGTGTTGGTACTGTGATTAACTGTAGCAGATCTAAAATAAGTTTTGACAGTGTGTGTCAAATGCTAATAGGTGAACAGCAAAGATACAACTTTGAGCAAGACTTTTTTGTCATTGGTCTGCCACCATTAGAAAGAATTACTATATTTGACGATTACAAAGACACAGCGTTGGTAAGTTCCGTATTTGATACAAAAACCTGGCAGGCACAACCCAGTAATGTTGCAAGTCATCATGGATTGGTAAATTTGCAGTACAAGGAACTTGATCGATTGTCGGTGTTGATCAGTGATCGTAGTTGGATTGAAACTCAGGTGCTACGACAAATATTTTTAATAACTCAGTGGTTGGATTCTTGCGACGCTAACTACATTATTGTAAATCTCAGTAAAAATTTAGATCCAAACAATCACTGGGGACCAAGCCAATACATACTAGATTATTGTGTAAATCACAACAGATGTAAATTGTTTGATGGCTCCATGTATGATGTCAACTTAAATATCAATCGGCCGGCAGACTATGACAATTTTGGTTGGCACGGGCACCACGGACCTGCTGGCAACCGACATTTTTTTGAAACAAGCGTAAAGGACAAACTTTGTTAAAAGAATACGGACTTGATGTCCAACGACTATTTCTAGAAATGATGTTGGAGGACGCACAGAGTTATGTGCGTGTTCAAAACATCTACAACCCGCAGAACTTTGACAAGAGTTTGAGACCTGCGGCTGAGTTTATTAAAGAACACTCAGACAAACACAAGACCCTGCCGGAACGTACACAGATTTCTGCAACCACTGGCGTTAAATTAGCAGCCGTGCCGGATTTAAACGAAGGGCACTTTGATTGGTTCATGGGCGAGTTTGAAGCATTTACTCGACGTCAAGAACTAGAACGTGCTATCTTAAAAGCCGCAGACTTACTGGAAAAAGGCGAGTATGATCCAGTTGAAAAACTCATCAAAGATGCAGTACAGATATCACTTACCAAGGACATGGGCACAGACTACTTTGCTGATCCTAAGAGTCGTATTGAGAAGTACTTCAACTCGGGTGGACAAGTAAGCACAGGTTGGCCACAACTGGATAGATTGTTGTATGGTGGATTCTCAAGAGGCGAACTCAACATCTTTGCAGGTGGATCCGGATCAGGCAAATCACTTGTGATGATGAACATTGCTCTAAACTGGCTACAGCAAGGACTTAGTGGTGTGTATATTACACTAGAACTTTCAGAAGAACTTACGTCATTGCGTACTGATGCTATGTTGACCAATATGTCAACAAAAGATATCCGCAAGGACATAGACACCACTGAACTTAAGGTCAAGCTGGTATCCAAGAAGTCAGGCAACTATCAAGTGAAAGGCTTGCCAGCACAAAGCAATATCAACGACATCCGTGCTTATTTGAAAGAGTATCAAATTCAAACAGGCAAGCGGGTAGACTTTGTGATGATTGACTATTTAGACTTGCTGATGCCTGTGAGTGCAAAGGTCAGCCCCAATGACTTGTTTGTGAAAGACAAGTATGTTTCAGAAGAACTGCGCAACTTGGCCAAAGAGCTAGGCATCTTGATGGTCACAGCGTCGCAGTTGAATAGATCAGCTGTGGAAGAAATTGAATTTGATCACTCACACATATCAGGTGGTATCTCTAAAATTAACACAGCAGATAATGTGTTTGGTATCTTTACAAGTCGTGCAATGAAAGAACGTGGCAAGTATCAAATCCAGTGTATGAAGTCTCGAAGCTCGACCGGCGTTGGTCAAAAGATTGATTTGGAGTACAACATTGAAACCATGCGCATTACTGATGAAGGTGGAGACGAGGGAACAGGATACAACAAACCACAAAGTTCCATTATGGATTCAATCAAGGCCCGCAGCCAGGTCAAGGCTGCTGACGCCCCAGAAGAAAGCTCGCCATCAAAATGGGACCGACCCACAGGAACCCCTGCATGGGAGCAGGGGCCTAAAGTAACAGCAGATGTTCAAAGTTCAAAACTAAAACAACTGCTGGGACAGATCAAAAGTAATTAAGCGTTTACCGCTTTGATCACAACAAAGTTTAGTACTATGGCTTCAGACAGGGGACCAGCTGAAAAATTGGTTATACTAATTCTACAACTGCCTGCGGCAATTGCATCAACGTGAGTGTTGTAGGCGCCAGCTGTGGCACCTGAACTGATAGCAGTAACAACCACATCAGTGGCTGCAATAGTGCTGTTGGTAAAAGTAAAACTCACTTCAGCCGCTGCCGACAACGCAGCATTGTTCATGGTGATTTGTCCACAGCGTTTGTTGAGTGTTACACCAGTTGATTTACTGGTGGCCTGTGTGACAGTGCCGCCAGTACCGGTGCTGTATCCCACAGCAGATTCTGCGCTGCCCAGCAATGGGCGATTTAGATCGTAAACAGTTACGGTGGTGCCGCCGTCTGTAGTGGTAAATTGAAACTGATAAGTTCCTGTGGCGGCAAATGTGATCACATTTGAACTAATGCCTTGAATGCCTACAATGCCCAAAGTCACAGCAGCCGGCAATGTAACAGTGTAAGCTGTATTGGTGATGTTGATGGCCAGCTGTACTATACCAGCACTGCCGCTGGTGGGAAAATTGCTAAAGTTTAAACTGATACTGCCAGTTGTGCTGACGTATTGATATTGTCCTGCAGAATAGTCCACGCTGACTGAGCCAGAAGTTGTGGTAATTGGCACATAGGTATAGCTGACATCTTGCAATTTTACAGCATAAATGAGATTGTCATTCATGTTGTTGTCAAGTGTAGCACCAGTTAGTGCAGATTTAAAAACTGCGTTGGTTTGCAGTGCAGTTATTTCGTCTGCTGCATATTGAAAATTAGTGCTAGTGTTTGTGAAATTGTCCCGAAACCCTTGTGTGTTGTTGGGAACGCCGGCTACTGGATAGTTTCCGTCGATGTTGTTAGGGTTGATTTGACTGGTCATTGCGAATCCTTGATTGTTATAGATATTTATTGCTAACCAGATTTCGCTAAATAATCCAAAGGTCCCCGAGCAAATGCAAAAGAAAACTCGTAGCTTGTTAGAAGAATTGGATTCCATGTATGTGGAACGCGATCGTCGTCTAATAATTGAAAATAGAGCCAACAATGTGATAGAATCTGCTATTCGTTTGCTAGAGCAAATTGAAACAGAATACACTGCTGATCAGGCTGAAAATCTCACTAGAAAATTGCTCAATGCCATACGTCTTAAAGATTCCACAAAGTTTGCTAGATCTGTAAGGAGAACTCATGCAGATATATGAAATTACCAATGGCCGCCGCATGCAAGAAGTTTTTGCTCCTGGCGGCGCCGGTTCACAGGCAGGTTCATTCTTGGGAGGCGTGGGGCAAAATCTAGCCAAAGCCATGATCCCTGCAGGTGGTAATACAGACGCCGCGCCTGGCGCCAGCGTTGTTCCAGGACAAGCAAGCGGCGCAGCCGCGGCTGCTTCGGCACCTGCTGTGGCTGCGCTAGCCAAAACTCTGCAGGCACAATGGTCAGACACAGTGACACAAATGATGCAACAGGCCAAAAATCCCATAACTGGTCGAGCTGGAGTTCAAAGCATCAAGGACATTCAGCCAATTGAAATGCAACGAGCATTAATCAGTTTGGTAAACGGTAATCTTCAAAGAATGAGCGGTCGTTCAGTCAGCGACTATAAAAATGCTGCCAGTTTGGTGGACAAAGATGCCAATCAAGGTCAGTTGCGAAACATGGTCGGAGACATGAGTGCCACCATTGACAAAGCCATTGACGCACTGTTGATAACTGAACCCACTAGAGTCAATGCAAAAAAATTGGCTGACTTGTGGAATTCCATTGCTAAAATGAGCTATGGCATTGCCAACGAAGTTGAATTCAATCCAGTATCTGGCGCAGCCAGCACAAATAAAAATGCAGCTGAACCGCAGTTGGCACAGGCAGCGCAACGAGCTGGCCTCACAGCGCAACAACTAGGAATTACTGCCAAGGTTCCACAGCAACGTGATCCAGCACTAAACAAGGTGCTGGCCAGTATGGGCCTGTTGCAAGGTGCCCCACAACAACAACAAATGGCCGTGGCCGAGGCAAAAAAATGAGACTATTAGAAGGCGGCAATGTATTCAAAGATGCTGATGGTAAACCACTTACTGGGCGTATCAACCAAAGCGATGTAGCAGCCACAGTACAATGGCTAGAAACACTCACAGGATTAGAATTCCCACGCGAGCGTTGGCTGGGATCAACCGGACGTAAACCTACATCAGGCGACATGGACATGGCAGTGGATGCCAGCGAAATATCCAAAGAACAATTGGCAGCAAAACTAACACAATGGGCAACCAGTCACGGTGAAGACCCTAAAGCCTGGGTAAAGAAAAGCGGCGAAGTACACTTACGTACACCTATTAATGGTCGTCCAGAAAATGGTTATGTGCAAACAGACTTCATGTTCTTTCCCAATCTGGACTGGGGACAGTTTTACTATGGTGGTGCAGATGATTCGGCCTACAAAGGCATGAATCGCAATGTGTTGATGAGTTCAATTGCCAAACAACAGGGACTCAAAGTGGGTGCTAATGGCATGTTCAGTCGCACCACAAACCAACTGGTAGATGGTGGCATGGATCCTGACTACGTGGCCAAAACACTGCTAGGACCCAAGGCCACTAGAGCAAATCTCAAGAACGTGGAAAGCATTTATGCTGCTCTGGCCGGAGACAAAAACCGAGATGCCAAGCTGGCAGACTTCCGTGAATACCTGGGCCGTGAAGGCCTACAAGAGCCAGGTGCTGTGAATGAAAACACTGAAGTGAATTTTCTAGCCAAGTTGCGCGACAGAATTGTAAATCAAGGCATGACACCATTGATTGAAACAGAAACAGCCAACCCATATCAAATTTATGAAGCTGAAGAACCAGGCGTGGGTGGCCGGGCCAAAGGCATCGAACACCTGGAAGATCTTGTGTTTCGCAAAGGTTCACGCGGCGTGGATGAAGCACTGGCCATTATCCAGCATGCCGCAGATGCACCACAAAAGACCACCAGTGTGAAGTGGGACGGCAAGCCTGCTGTGATATTTGGCCGCAAGCCTGCCACAGGTGAGTTTGTGCTTACAGATGGGTCAGGGTTTGACGCCAAAGGCTACGATGGACTTGCTACTAGTCCCCGAATGATGGCACAGATACAAAGCACACGCAAAGGTGAACGTGCGAAGTTGATACAATTGTATGCTGACCTTTGGCCACAGTTAGAAGCGGCTGTGCCCACAAACTTCCGTGGCTATGTCAAAGGCGACTTGTTGTACTACCCCGAACAGCCATGGACAGAAGAAGCTGGTAATCTTGTGTTCAAGCCCAACACAGTGCAATATCGCATACCCGCCAAGAGCGCCCTGGGACAAAGAATTCGCAACAGCACCACAGGTATTGCCATGCACACAATGTATGCTGATCAAGGTGAACCCAAGCAGCCACTCAGCAGAGTGTCATTTAATGAAGTACCAGGATTGTTTTTGATTGAGCCAATTTATGGCAAAGGTATTACACCTCAAGACGCTGCACAATCTAAGGGACAAACTGCCTTGATCAAACAAATCAAACAAATACGCCGCAGTAAAGGTGCTGCCATCGATACCTTGTTTAATCCTGGCGAACTGCGAGCCATGCAAATCACAGACTTGGCCAAACTGTGTGTGGACTACATTAATTTTAGAATTGGATCAGGCAACTTTGACAACTTGTTGGCAGGGTTTGGTGAATGGTTGCAATCCGAAGTCACCCCAAGAAAATTTGCCAACATCATTGAATATCTAAAAAGCCCTGCATCAAACACAGAAGGTCTGGCTGCTGCATTTACCCTGTTTATTCTGTTACACGATCTAAAGCTAGACATACTACGTAATTTGGATTTGAAAGATCCTGGACACGAAGGTTGGGTAATGGCCACGCCTGCAGGCTATGCCAAAGCAGTCAATCGCTTTGATTTTACTGCTAGAAATCGTGCCCAAAACAATCCGCAACAGGCATAATTTTTGCCAAAAGACTAAATAAAAGCAGGTCCACCAGGACCACTAACTTAAAGGAAATTTATCATGGCTTATCTTACCCCCGTAAATGGTGATGCACAACCTGTATTTGCACTAGACGTACAAAACGGTCCTATCGCTGCTTCTACAAGCACTACTGGCGCTACTGCTACAGTTCAACCAGCTGGTCCTAAACTGGACTTTGTTCGCTTTGTTGCCAACAACAGCATGGCTACACAGTCAGGCGTGCAAGAATACGTTGCTAACGTTATTCAAGCTCTGCAACAAACTTGCACAGTAGCTATGTATCAAGTTGACACAACTGCTTTGTCAATTGCTTACTACCCAACTGGCGCTTTTGCCAACGCTGCTACAGCATTGGCTGCTGCCAACATTACCTTCACTGGTTATCAGTTGGACAGCGCAACAGCTAACGGCTTCAAACTGTCTGCTTAATTTTTAGACTTGTTCTAAACCACCCCGGGATTAAAAACTCCGGGGTATTTTTTTGCCGTAAATATCACACGATGAAGTATATGTGCAAAACCCTCTTTGACTGCTCGCCTACTGGAATTACTGGGCATTTTCGCATAGGTCAAATTCCCTTTGAAGATCAAGTTGGTCAAGCAATCAACAGCATCAATGACTGGAACAGAGCAAGAAATCAACAGCGAAACTTTGAAACATTGATTCAAATAATCAGTCTGCGCAGCCAACCAGAGCGCATTCAGGCCCCGCGCTGTGACAAAGGTGTGTGGAGTTTTAGCTTTGAAGTTGAAGCAGAAAGCACATTTGGTATTTCGGGAAATCATGATCCTTTTGCGGCACTGCACCAAGACTGCAATGGAGTGCCCATGCTAACTGGGCTAGACGAGCAGGAAGTTGTAGAAACAGTACTGCGCCCTGACCAGAACATTTGGTTTGAAACGGTAAATAACTGATTATGGCAGACACCACTGATATTGAAAAGAAAAGTCTCGAAGCCCACGTTGAACTGTGTGCCGAGCGATACAAAGCACTGGAACTGCAAATCAGTTCAGTGCAAAAAGACATCGACGATGTCAAGGCAGTGGTCAAAGAAGTGCATGAAATTGTGCATGCCATGTCTGAAAAACGCAACAATCAATTGATTTCCTGGGGCGTGGGAATCATAACATTTTTAGCCGGCACAGTTGGCTGGCTGGTCTCGCACTACGTACTCAAATGACTCGAGAACAAAAACTTGAACGCTGGGCCGAGCGTGAACTGCGCCACAGCATTGACAAAATGATTTTGGATGACAACTCAGGTGGATGGGTGGTGTTTGGAAAATATCACATCACACCAGAGCAGCAAGTGTTTAATGTTTGGCATTATGCAAACTTTGTGGGATCCTTTGGCAGCAAACGATCAGCAATTTCTTGGTGCATTGCCGATAAAAACAACCAAGCTTCATTATCGCAACAGATCAAAGTGTTGGACTTTAAAAAACAATTCTTAGACAATGACATTGCTTGTCGCAGTGGTCTAGGCAAACTCAGTAGATCTGCAGAATTTAGAGAAATGGTGAAAACCAAACTTGAACCCAAAGTTTCTCTAAATTCTGCTGTCACAGCCGAACTTGAAAAATGTATATCTTCGGCTAAATATATACAACTTAGAGGATTCTCAAATGAAACTGCAAGAACTAGCCACACCTAAAAAAACTCGTCTGATTACCAAGACGTTTGAAAGTTATTTTGGCTCACGCATCAGCGTTGAACGTCTCAACGCTGGTCAAACTCGTCAAATGCTTCGCAAGGTGCAAGGCCTGCTTGGTGAGCACAAAGGCTCAATGGCACGCCACACCAGCGAACGCAATCCAACTTATCTCAAACTCATGATGATGGAACAGGCCTTGGCCACACGTCTTAAAGAGATGGATGTTCCAGTGCCTGGTGCTCAACCAACTGCTGGCGCTGTTCAACCAGCCGCACAAGTAAAAGATCCTAAGTTGGCTGCTGCTCTTAAAAAGAGTGCCGCAGGTCAAACATTGAATCCCGATGAACAAAAACTTGTTGCAGGTGCAGCATTGATGAAAGCCGAAAGCCGCTTGCGCAATGCTTATCGCATGTTGAAAGAATCTGAAGTGCAACAAGCTCAAGTGGTGTTGGCTGCACAAGACATGGTTGACAAAATGCAATCAATGTTGGAAGATGCCAGCGAAATGCAATTTAAAGAACTGCCTGCTCTAGTTGATTCAATCAAGAATCAAGTAGGCATTGACCAAGCTTCGCAATTCAACGCAGACGCCACAGCCGCACTCACTGGCCTAGTGCAAAATCTACAAGGTGCCAAACAACAACTTGATCAAGCACTTGGCGTGGTAACTGGCCAAGCCGCACCCAGCACAGCTGGTGCAGACTTAGGTGCCGAACTTGGCGCTGACATGGGTGCTGACATGGCCGCTGGCGCTGACATGGGTGCCGATGTAGGTGCTGATCTTGATGCTGCTGCTACCGATGCAGGTGCTGACATGGCCGCTCCTGCTGAAGAGCCGGTGGGCACAGCAGGCGCACTGGGTCGTGGCCGTAGATAATGAAAATCTTTGAAGTTGATACCTTTGCTGGTGCAACACCTGACCCAGACAAACTTCTGGGCCTAGTAGATTTTCTTAATGGTCGTGCAGACGACACCAACAGTCAAAAACAAATCAGTCAAGATGCTTTTATCTCTATTGCACAAAGTCTTGACGTACCTGTCAATCAAAGAAACATTATGGATCTAGTTGGACAGCCTCCACTGAGCAATGTGTTAGAACCCATCCAACCCGGCTCAACTGATCCCATTGTGTTCAAAGGCGGTGCTGAACAAACGGTACAACCCAAAATGTCAGTTCCTCAAGCACAACAAGTGGTAGACAAAATGGCCAAATCGGCCATGAAACGTCCAATGTAACAGTCAACCATTGGTTGACACAAGGCGTTAAATACAGTATACTGCTTACATAAGGAGGCTGCTATGAAACGACTTCTAACCATTTTAACTTTTGTTACCTCCAGCGCATTTGCTGGACCTAACGGATATCACGGATCTGCATTACACACACCACATCATCGCCATCATGGCGGAGGTTGGGGATGGGTGGCCCCTGCTGTGGTTGGAGGCGTTGTGGTTTATGCTATCACCAGACCCCTGGTAGTGCAACAACCACCAGTGATGTCTCAGAGCCCTAGTGATGTTGTTTATATCGACGGCGTGCCTTATCGCAAGCAGTTGGTGTTGCAAGATGGCATCATCACAGACGCAAGGTTTAAAACATACGGATGCGGCAGTGCGATTGCCTCATCCTCTCTTGTTACCGAGTGGGTTAAAGGACGAACGCTTGACCAAGCGGCAGCTCTTAAAAATTCAGAGATTGCTGAAGAACTCGCGCTGCCACCAGTCAAGATTCATTGTTCTATTCTTGCTGAAGATGCTATAAAGGCTGCTGTAGAAGATTATCGCAAAAAGCATGATCTCCATAACTGATCAGGCCTATACCAAAGTAAAGAGACTACTGCAAGCCAAAAACTATGCTGGCATTCGTCTTGGGGTAAAAACTACAGGTTGCTCAGGCCTAGCGTATGTGTTAGAATACGTGCAAGAGTATACGCCTTCAGAATCAGACATCAACTATGCCCAAGCAGATTTTGTGGTATTGGTTGATAAGAAAAATGAAGTGTATCTTAGAGGCGTCACTGTAGACTATGTGCGACAGGGCCTTAATGAAGGTTTTGAATTCCTCAATCCCAATGAACGCGATCGCTGCGGCTGCGGAGAAAGTTTTAGAGTATGAGATCTTTTTACTATCAAACATTGCCAAACATCAGTTTGTCAAATGACATTGTGGCCGCGGTAAAAAACCTTCCTTGGCAACGCATGGCTAAAAAAGACATTTATGAAAATTTAAATTGGCATGATTTAGAGTATAATACAAGTATGGGAGTTCCAGAAGATTTACGATCCCAGTATCAATCGTTTTATGGACCTAAAAATGAGTTAATAGGAACTATGTTTAACTTTGAGTTACCTGCTGAGATTGAACAAGAAATTCGATCTCAATGGACATTTTTAACAGAGTTTGACGATCAACCGATAATTAGGCTTCAGATTGTTTGTGGCGGTAGTATGATTCCTGTGCATGTGGATATAACAAAAACAACCAGTTTGATTTTTCCAGTAGACAATCACAAGAACTGTTTTACTCAGTTCTACGAATTTTCAGAAGACATAAAACTTTGGCAAGAACACTATGCCAATATCAAAGATCCATCTTGGCCACCATGCGAGACTCCGGCAAGTATTGTGAATCTACCTGAATATTGTCAGGCAGAATTAGCAGCCAGTCACAGCACGGTGAATTTTTTTTCAATAACTAGAATACAGCCAGCACATGCTGATAGATTTAAAAAAGGTGTTAATGCCACGCCACCGCCAGATACATTTTCTTATGTTGATCAAGTTGAAATCTATCCACATCCAACTTTGTTGAACATAAACAAATTACATGGTGTAGGATACGCTGAAAACAGCCTTACTGAACACAATCCGCGAGTGTCATTGTTTGCAAAGTGGCCAACATCACTGTATCAACACATTGCAAGTTGTTTATCATAATGTACAATCCAAAATTTAACTATCAACCTATACCCAGAGTTACTGTAGACGGCAAACGATTTTACGCCACGCCAGATGGCAACAAATTACCTAGCGTAACTACCATATTAGACCGAACCAAAAGTGAAGAAAGCAAGGCTGCCTTGCACAACTGGCGGCGTGCAGTAGGCGCAGAACGAGCACAAGCTATTACTACTGAAGCTGCCAATCGCGGCACTAGAATGCATACCTATCTTGAAAAGTACATTCGAGAAGGTGCTATACCTGCTCGTGGATCAAATCCATTCAGTTGGCCTAGCCATATTATGGCAGAAGAAGTTGTCAATAAAGGCCTGGTCAATGTTACGGAATTTTGGGGTATTGAAGTACCCTTGTACTTTCCCGGCGTGTATGCAGGCACAACAGACGGTGCAGGTATTCATTTAAATGAAGAATCCATCCTAGACTACAAGCAAACTAACAAGCCCAAAAAGCGTGAATGGATTGACGATTACTTTGTTCAGTTGTGCGCATACGCAGAAGCTCATAACGAAATACATGGCACACGTATCCGAAAAGGCGTAGTTTTGATGTGTGTTAAGCCTGATCTAGATGAGCAACACAATATTGTAGGACAGCCCAAATATCAGGAATTTGTGCTGGAAGGTGCGGAATTTGAAAAATATCGCACCATCTGGTGGAAAAAGGTCGAACAGTACTACATGCTAAATATGTGATACCTCAAGGAATCACACTGTGGCAATAGTACAAGTATCTAGAATAACCCAACGAACCGGACTCGAGACAGACCTGCCTCAACCCTTAGCTGGAGCCGAATTTGGCTGGGCAATTGATCAGCGCAAACTCTACATTGGTAACGGCTCAATTGCTGACGGTGCTCCAATAGTGGGAAATACCGAAGTTCTTACAGAGTTCTCAGACATTCTCAGTTTTACCACTGCGTATACCTATCAAGGCGCAGCCGCTGGCTATACAGTGCAAACAGGCGCTACGTCTGGCGATCCTGTCAGCCAAAGCATACAAAGCAGACTGGACAGTTACGCTGTTGTCACGGACTTTGGCGCCACAGGCGACGGCAGCACTGATGACACTGATGCTATCAACCGAGCACTGTTCCAATTGTTCTGTGTGCAAAACAACACACAAATACGCCGAAGTTTGTTTTTCCCAGCTGGCACGTACATTGTCACAGACACCATACTGATTCCGCCCTGGGCCAAACTGTACGGCGAAGGCGCTGATTCCAGTATTATTTATTTTACTGTGCAAACTTGGGCTGCCAACACTGCCTATGCCGATGGTGTGTTGGTCAAAAGTTCAGGCAGTTACTACCGTAGTATTGCCGCAGTGCCTGCCACTGGTATTTTGTTATCCAACGCAAGTTACTGGGAATCTACCACACTGCCAGAACTGGTTGTTAGAACTGCCGATAGTCAACAACAAACTGGAGTCAACATTGGAGTGGGTGGCGCAAGCCCTCCACAAAACATTGAAGTGTCCAGCATGTCATTCCAGACCACCGAGTCAGGCAGTCATAATGTGTGTTTGATTGAAAAGGCTCAAAAAGTCAGTATGGACAATGTGACCTTTGCCAGCAATCTTACCACAGTGCAGTTGCAAGATGCTGTGGAAGACGTAAGCGGTGTTTTGTTCAGTTCAACTACTGCATTGCCTTGCACAGAAATTACCATGGACAAATGTAAATTCACTGGCATGACTTATGGTATTAACACTGACCATCAAACTGCCGGAGTAACTGTCAGCAACGGATGGTTTGATGTGCTATATCAGGGTGTGGTGTTGGGCAGTGCCACACCAGTAGATGGTGGGCCAAGCGGATTCAAGGTGTTGCATAATGTGTTTGATAATATCTACGGCGAAGGTATCATCATTCAAGAATGCAGTTTGAATGCTACTGGTTACAATGTGTTTTATGATGTGGCCAATCACTTCAATGGCGCTTCACTACCAGCAGCGCCTATCATCAGCATTGATGCCAACAACAATATTTCTGTTGGCGACTTGTTTCAGCGCAATGACAGTCAAAGCGGCACCTATCCTAGAATCAGTCTTGCTACCACAAACTCCATTGCAATGAGTCAGAACACTCGAGACATGGTGTTTTATCAATCGCAAGCAACCACCACTAACGTTGGAATGAGCCTGGATCTTGGAACGCTGAAACGATCAGCAGGAATATCAGACACACTGGTAGACAATGGCAGCGGCAATCTTGTGGTGATTGATAAAACTGCTATCACTTCATTTAGTTTTGATTATGTGATCACTAGATCTGACACCAGACGCAGAGGCACAATCACAGTAACAGGTGGTCAAGCTGCTACCACCACTGGTTTCAGTTATGTTGACAACTTTACAGAAAATGGCTCAACTGGTGTAACACTTACACCAGCAGACAGCGGCACCGAACTTTCAGTGGGTTACACTTGTACCAGTACTGGTGCAAATGCTTCAATTAGGTATTCTGTAGCAAACTTTGGCATTTGATGTGGCCTAGAACTTTTGCTGATAGGCTTGAGTCTTGGAACGCACTGAGAAATCAAGCTGCCACTGCTGATGTTGAATCAGCCTTGACCACCATTAATCAATGGTGGTTTTCTACTCCTTGGATTCCTTATCATTTACACTGGGACGATCGTGACAATTGGCCTGATCCCTGGCAACTATTAGATGACAATTTGTTCTGTGGGCTTGCTCGTGGGCTAGGAATCCTGTATACTATAACAATAATTGATCGTGAAGACTTGCAAAAATGCTGGTTAGCCGATCATGGTAGTGACAATTTAGTCCATGCGCGCAACAAATACAACAAAAAATTGGTTAAAAAATGAAAATAATTACAGTTCTTAAAAGAGATGGCACCCGAGAGCCATTGGCTTTGGAAAAGTGGCAAACGCAAATTGCCAAAGTATGCGCAGGCATAGCAGACGTAAGTCAAAGCATGATAGAGATACGCACACAGCTACACTTTTATGATGGTATTACTACCAAAGAAATTGATGGCATTACACTGCGAGCCATAGTAGATCTCATTGATGTAGAGCAAAACCCTGATGTGGGCCATACCAACTATCAACATGTGGCAGGCAAACAACGGCTCTCTATGTTGCGCAAAGATGTCTATGGTTCTTATCAGCCTCCACACTTGTATGAGATTGTGAAACGCAATGTAGCCACCGGCTTGTACACTCCTGAACTGTTGGAATGGTACTCAGAGGATGACTGGAACCGCATGAACGACATAATTGATCATGCTAAGGATGAACAATATTCATATGCAGCCATTGAGCAATTGATTGAAAAATATTTGGTACGCAATCGCTCCACAAAGGAAATTTATGAAACTCCGCAAGTTAGATACATGGTGGCCGCTGCCACAGTGTTTCACAAAGAAGAACCTAACACAGCTAGGATGCGTTATATTAAAGAATACTACAACGCGGCTAGCGATGGGCTCTTTACTCTTGCAACTCCTGTTCTGGCCGGCCTTGGTACTCCAACTAAGCAATTTAGTAGTTGTGTGCTTATTCGTTCAGATGATGATCTTGATAGCATCTTTGCTTCAGGAGAAATGATGGCCAAGTATGCCAGCAAACGTGCTGGTATTGGCCTGGAGATAGGACGTCTACGTCCATTGGGCTCACCCATTCGTGGTGGTGAGATCATGCACACAGGCATGATACCATTCCTGAAAAAATGGTTTGGTGATTTACGGTCATGTTCACAAGGAGGTATTCGAAATGCAAGTGCCACTGTTTTTTATCCCATCTGGCATCATCAATTCGATGATCTTATTGTGCTCAAGAACAATCAAGGAACC